GTTTATTGAAGCGCTTGCCTGATTGGAAATTGTGTGGTACTTGGTGCTATCAAGCTCGGATGATGAAGATTGGTCTCAAGCTTGCTGATGACTCTTTAAAATTCTTTAATGAAAATATTGATGGCTTAATTGAAGAAGCCAAAAAAGTGGTAAAAGAAGATAACGTAGAGGCTTTGAAAAAACAAGTAGTCTCAGTTCAAGATCGTGTCAAAGAACAGATTAGTGATTATATTGGTATGATTGAAGAGCACGTCGATCAGTTTATGCTAAACAAATATAAGTCTGATTTTGATATGTACGCCTGGCTTAGAAGTAATAATATAAAGGTACAACAATCAAACGCAATCGCTGCATACTATAAACCTCAATTGGCTGAACTGGTAGAACTACAAGAAGGTAAGTGCCCAGACCTTAATGAAGGTTATCGTCACATGAAAAAGCCAGAGGTAAAGAGATCTATAGAGTTTTTTACGAACATAATTAGCGACGCTGAAACTTGGGGTGCTAATCAGAAAACTGTACGCAAGACTCGAGATAAGAAGCCGGTATCTGTCGAGAAACAAGTATCAAAGCTAAAATATATGTCTGAATATAAAGATTACAAGATCGTTAGTATCGCTCCTACCAGCATTATTGGTGCAAATCAGTTGTGGGTATTCAATGTAAAGTATCGTAAGCTCACATTATATAATGCTATGGGTCCAGCTGGTTTTTCCGTGAAAGGAACTACCTTACAAGGGTATGACCCAGAAAACTCAGAATCCAAGACATTGCGTAAACCCGATGATGTATTACCTCGTGTACTGAGTGGAGGTAAACGTGTTCTATCAAAGGTTATGGCTGAAATAAATAGTAAGGCATCTGAGCCAAATGGTCGAATCAATGGAGACACGATACTCTTACGTGTAGTGAAGTAATGGAACAAGCAAATAATGTCTTTGAATTTCCGAATATTGGAAATATGCCAAAAAATGAAGAGCAACTGAGTAGTTACTTTGAAGATAATAAGAAAAATTATATCGATCATATTGTAGATCATTATAGTTCTCAATTGGTAAATAAGATCGGAATGCACGGGTTCGACATATACAACGACAGATTCAGTGCTGATTTTTCCTGTGTAGTCGAGATATTTCGTGCATCACTCTATCGTAGTCTACTCATACCTCACGCATTGACTCCATTTATGGATGAAATGATCGAGAAACTCGAGTTTGAGGATGACGAGGATTTTGTTGACTTTTAACCACAGTTGTGGTAGTATATATAGAATATGATTAAACTGAGATGAATTATGATTCTTGTTGACTTAAATCAGGTGATGATTTCAAACCTGATGATGCAGATTGGCGGCAAAAACGTTCCTATTGATGAGAACCTGGTCCGCCATATGGTACTCAATTCTCTACGGCTCTATCGTCAAAAGTTCGGAGAGAAATATGGCGAACTGGTAATTTGTTGTGATGACAAGAACTACTGGCGCCGCGACCTATTCCCATACTATAAAGCTCATCGTAAGAAGGATCGTGAAAAGTCTGGTCTGGACTGGCACACCATCTTCGAAGTACTGAATGGTATTAGGGACGACCTCAAGGAAAATTTCCCGTATAAGGTTATACAGATTGACCGAGCAGAGGCAGATGATATTATTGCATCTCTTTGCCATCAATACGGTCAGCTTGGTGTTCAGAATGGATCAGCAGAACCTATTCTCATCCTATCTTCAGATAAAGACTTCGTGCAGTTACAAAAATATGCAAACGTCGAGCAGTATAGCCCGATGCAAAAAAAGTTTGTGGCTGTATCCAATCCAGCTCGATATATCCATGAACATATTCTGAAAGGTGACCGTGGTGATGGTGTACCAAACTTTATATCACCCGACGACGTGTTTGTAGTTGGTAAGAGACAGAAACCTCTTGCATCTAAAAAGATCGATGCATGGAATGGTATGAAACCTGAAGAGTTTTGTAATGAGGAAATGCTTCGTGGTTATCGTCGTAATCAACAGCTTGTAGATCTCGACTTCGTACCAGAGGATATTCAAAAAGATGTGATTGAAAAGTTTGACGATTATAAATTACATGGTAGGGATAAGATGTTCAATTATTTTATCCAGAAGCGTTTGAAAAATTTAATGGATATAATCCAGGAGTTTTAAGATGGCCTATAAAGAAGGCGTGGCTGAAATCCTTGACCGGGTTTCTAAATTAAAAACAAAGAATGAAAAGATTGAAGCTCTACGTAAGGGCCATAATGTAGTACTTGAAAATATTATTGATCTTTGTTTCAATCCAAATCTCAAGTTTATGTTACCACCCGGTGAACCTCCGTATAAGCCACAACCAAAAGCGGCTGATTGCCAGGCAACTCTTTACGCAAACCTGCGTAAGTTTGGTATTTTTCTTGAGTCTGGTCCTTATCCGAACATGAGACCATATCAACGTGAGTCTCAATTTGTACAGTTTCTTGAGGCACTCGACCCAGATGATGCAAAACTAGTCGTGTCGATCAAGGACAAAAAGATGCCATATAAGGGTATCACACGTAAGCTTTTTGAAGAAGCATGGCCAGCCCTAGCATCAACTTGGAAGGAAAATGGGTAAAACATTTCGTCGAGAAAAACGTTGGGATGACGAACCAACTGAATTCAGAAACCAAAAGTCTAAAAAGAAATTTGTGAAGGAAAAGAGGTCAAAGAATAAACGGCCTCGTGTGAATGAACATGAAGAATCCGGACAAGACAGCGTATATAATCGGTAACGGTGGATCTCGTAAGGGGTTTGATCTACTCTTATTAAAAGGTAAAGGCACGGTCTTTGGATGTAATGCCTTGTACCGAGATTATCAGCGATCGACTCCTAAATACGTATTGCCTGACTATTTGGTTGCAATCGACAATCCTATCATTACTGAGATCGAATCATCTGACTTTCCATCAAGTCGGGTACTCATACCACCTGAAGATGAGAAATGGGAACCAGTAGAGTTACACTGGGGTCGAGCTGTAAATAAGCAATGGGATCCACAACGACCACGATCAAACGCGGGTATGAACGCCATACTTGAGGCTATAAAGTTGGAATATGAAACCCTATATGTGTTTGGGTTTGATTTCCTAGTGGTCAATCAGAACACAGCTATGTCGAATCTCTACGATGGTACTGATTGTTATGGATTGGAGACAAGGGCAAATTTACAGGATACTCGTAATCGGATGAAGTATCTTGGTCACGTTATCGAAAACAATCCTAAGACTAATTTCGTATTCTGTTATCCAAAGGAAACAATTGCCGGTGGGATATATAATCCACAGGCTGAAAATACCTGTATCACAAGTTTTGATGACTTAATCTATTTACTTTCGGAGTAAAATAATGTATGATAGTATCTTGATCGGACTTTTATTATTTGCTCTGGTCGGATTATCATTTTATGCGGGTCATCAATTCGCGATACCACGTGTAACTGAGATGGTGCTTATGGTATTACATAATGATAGAATTATTCGACTTATTGAACTCGAGGACGGTGAAGTCGAAGTTTACAGTGGTTCAAAATTCTATAACAGTGAAACTGATACGATAACATGAATATCTTTGTACTCCACGACGATCCCAAAACTGCGGCACAAATGCATTGCGACAAACATATCCCAAAGATGATTGTCGAATCAGCTCAGATGCTGTCAACTGCTCACCGACTACTTGACGGCGAGGAATATCTAGCTCCATCCAAGTCAGGTAAGAGGACGGTAAAACACTATCGTCTGTCTGAAAATAATGATCTGATTTACAAGGCAGTACACGCAAAACACCCATGTACAATCTGGACGATGCAGTCACATAATAACTATCTGTGGCATTATCATCTCTGGCGGTATCTTGCTGAAGAGTTTGAGTACCGTTTTGGTAAACTACACGCATCGTGGGAAAAGCTCAAGGATGTTCTCTACGAGACACCACAGAATCTCGTTTATGGTGATATGACACCACACGCTCTCGCTATGCCTGATGAATACAAGGTCGACTGTCCTGTGCAGTCATATCGTAACTACTATCTTGGTGAAAAGACTCGGTTTGCGAAGTGGGCCAAAGGTCGCCCTGCTCCAAATTGGTGGAATGAATAAATAATAGTATTGGAGGTACAATGCCGATATATAACTTTATTGATGAGAGTACTGGAGTAAAGTTCGAAGAACTGATGTCTATGTCAGAGCG